ACTGGTACTGCCGGTCACGTAGCTTCAGTAGTGCCTTTTGGCATGTACACCGGTTCTGCTGAATTTCTACAAGGCGCAGCTGCCCAAGTCGCATATACTTATAAAAAATTAGGTGGAGATGTATTAGATATTGAATTATCATCTTCAAACGTATATGCTGCATATGAAGAATCTGTTTTAGAGTATTCTTATATTGTTAATATACACCAAACAAAGAATGTTCTAGGAAGTGTATTAGGAGATACAACAGGGTCTTTTGATTATCGTGGGCAATTAAAAAACAACTCAACTCTTTCTTCTAGTTTATCCTCTGGACAAGTAGAAGATGGAGAGTTTGTACATGCAGGGGCGGGAGCAGCATTAAAATATCCTAGATTTAGACTCTCATACGAGAAACGAGTTGGTCATGGAGTTGGGAACGAGATTGGACTAGGAGGAGATAAGTTTGAATATTCAGCTTCATTTTCTACTCTCAATGGTCAACAAGATTATGATTTGCAGGCTATTATATATTCTGCATCAGTCGATTCTGACAATTCTTATTTCCCATTTTACAATAAGGCAGACAAAAGAAAACTTACAGTTAGACAAGTTTATTATAAAACACCGCATGCAATGTGGAGGTTTTATGGCTACTATGGTGGTCTAAATACAATTGGCAATCTACAAACTTATGGCCAATGGGCAGATGATTCACAGTTTCAAATTGTCCCAGTGTGGCAAAACAAACTACAGTCTAAAGCTTTTGAAAGTGCAATATATACAAGAAATTCACACTATTCTTATGAAATAAAAAACAATCAACTTAGACTTTTTCCACCTTCAGCCGTTGTAGGGCCTACTAAAATATGGGTTAAGTTCACAATAGATGAAGATGCGTGGGGTGATGCAGATCATGATAGAACTATTGGCACTGATGGTATTAATAATATGAACACGGTACCGTTTGCTAATATTCCATATTCTAGTATTAATTCTATTGGTAAACAATGGATTCGCAGATTTGCCCTATCTATAACAAAAGAAATGTTGGCTCAAGTTAGAGGAAAGTTTCAGACTATTCCGATACCAGGGGAGTCTGTAACATTAAACGCGAGTGATTTGTTGTCGCAAGCAAAAGAAGAACAAGAAAAGTTAAGGGAGGAGCTGAAGACTACGCTTGATGAGTTAACCTATAGCAAGCTAGCAGAGGCAGATGCTGCTATTCTGGAGTCAACAAGAAACGTTCAGCAGAAAATTCCAATGACAATATTTGTAGGATAAATTTAGAAAATGGCTCACGAAGAAAATAAATGGTCTCAACCAACGCAGCCTCCTCCACCATTATTTGTTGGAAAGAAAGAGCGCAATTTGGTAAAGCAGGTTAATGATGAGTTGATCGAGAGAGTTATAGGCCAACAAGTTTTGTACTATCCCATAAGTATAGAACACACTAATTTTCATTCATTATATGGAGAAGCAATTGACAAAACATTTTTACCTCCAGTAAGAGTTTATGCTCTAGTAGAATGGGAAAACTTAGAAACATCTTGGATGCCTAGCGTTGGTGTTGATAAACAAAGTTCAATAATCGTTCATTTTCATAAGAGAAGATTGACCGAGGACCAAAATTTATTTGTGAGAGAGGGAGATTTTGTTCTATATGGCGAGATTTATTATGAGATTGTTTCTTTGAACGAGCCAAAACAACTATTTGGCCAAATTAACAATAGAATGGAAATAACTGCTAAATGCATACGCGCTCGACAGGGGCTTTTCTAATGCCAACTAGACATAAACATACAGGTATTGAAGATCCTAACATAGTTGAAGAAAGGATAATTACACCATCTACTCTAGAAACTATTGATACGGCGATGTACGAGCATATTGATAAAAATTTAAATATATATGCCACAACAAACAAAGGCTGGAAAAAAACAGAAGTAATTTGGGTAGCGTCAGAAAGAGTACATCAGACAAAAAATAGATCAGAAATAAGGAGTATGTCTGGTTCTATTATATTGCCAGTGATTACTGTGGAGAGAGCTTCTGTAGTTAAGGACCCATCTAGAAAGGGTATTTTTTACGGACATGTCCCTCCAGTTTCTGATGAGAAAGGCGGTTCAATAACAATTGCTAAAAGAATAAACCAAGACAAAACAAAGAACTTTGCTAACGCGGATGCGTTCAGAACAAAAGGGCAAAATACTTTTCCTACGAAAAATAAGAAAGTTGTTTACCAATCAATTTCAATACCAATGCCTGTTTATGTTGACATAACTTATACTGTTACATTGAGAACAGAATATCAGCAGCAAATGAATGAGATGGTTACTCCTTTTATTACGAAAACTGGAGGCATAAATTATTTTCTTCTTAAGAAAGATGACCACAGATATGAAAGTTTTATACAACAAGACTTCACGCAGGATAATAATATATCTTCCATGGATACTGATGAAAGAATGTATCAGACAAAAGTTGACATTAAGGTATTAGGCTATCTTATCGGAGAAGGCAAGAATCAAGAGCAACCAAAAGTGGTTATAAGAGAAAATGCAGTAGAGGTCAAAATGCCCAGAGAACGAGTTATTATGGGAGATATTCCAGAGCATGTTGACAAGCGTGGATTTTATCGAGATTAAGATGGATTTTCAGTCTTCCACAAACTATTTATTAGAGAATTCACTTTACATTTGTGTCCTAGAGGAGAGCATAAAACATGACAGCTAAGAAATTTAAGTTCGTTTCACCAGGCGTCTTTATTGACGAGATTGATAACACACGACGTACAAATATCGGAGGCGATATTGGTCCAGTCGTTATTGGGCGGTTACAACGCGGCCCCGCATTGCGCCCAGTACAGGTAAATTCATTTTCAGAATTTGTTGAAATTTTTGGAGAGCCAGTCCCGGGAGGAGAAGGCGGAGATGTTTGGAGGGATGGAAACAAAACTGCACCCACATATGCTGCATATGCTGCACAAGCCTGGTTAAGAAACAACGCTCCGTTAAATGTTGTGAGACTACTCGGCGTACAGGATTCTTCACCGACAAGCACCGGTTACGCTGGGTGGAACATGGGCACAGTTGCTACAGATAAGACAGTTGGTACCAACAATGGTGCATATGGCTTGTTTCTTTTCGACTCCTGGTCACATCCTTTAAGCGGTGCTGCGGCGAATGCAGCGACTGGTCATTCAACTGGTTCCTTGGTCGCGGTTTGGTATTTGAATGACCAAGCAAGCATTCAACTTTCGGGTACTTCACCTTTCAGTGGCTCAATAGCAAACACAGGAAGTGGAGTGATGATCGGCACGGGCTCCAACGGCAATGATGAGTTTACTGCCCTTATTAGAAGCGGCTCCGCCAAACACGCGGATGTCGGAGAAAAAATTACATTTAATTTCAATAGAGACAGTGAAAGATATATTAGAAAAGTGTTCAATACAAATCCAACACTTATCAATGATAATATTACAACAAGCACAAAAGGATATTTCCTAGGAGAGACATTCGATCAACACAGAGAAGAATTATTTGCTTCTGGTTTGACTAGTGAAGGTGTCATTTTAGGATTAGCTTCCAGAGATTCTGAACATCAATGGGCAAACCACCAGCAAGCAAATGCTAATGGCGAAACAGGCTGGTTCATTTCACAAGATTTGGGTGATGCTGCTTCATATCAGCCTGAAAACATGCAAAAGCTTTTTAGGCTCAAGGGTCTCGAAGGTGGAGAATGGCTTCAGAATAACCTCAAAATTTCAATTCAAGATATCAAGCCTGCTACAAGTAATGCCAGTCAATACGGTTCATTCACGGTCGCTATTCGAAAGTTAGAAGACAACGATAATGCACCAAAATTTGTTGAGGTATTTTCAAATTGTAACTTGAATCCTAATTCTCCCAGTTATGTTGCTAGAAAGATTGGTAATCAATATAGAGAATGGGATACTGACGATAGAAGATGGAAAAGATATGGTGCCTATCCCAACATGTCTAAATTTGTTTATGTCGATATGAATACAGATGTAGATCGCGCTGCAACAGATCCGTCATTTATTCCAGTTGGAGTTTATGGCCATAAGAGAGCGTTGTCATCCGGTAATCTTAGTGGTACTGCAGCAGGCGCAGCCACGGGACAGATAGCAGCAACTGCTATCGCAACTACACATAATAATTTTGGCACTATATTTGCTAAAGGCGCCGCCGATCACATTCTTATGTCGGGAACCATCGGCGCCGGCAACGAAGCCGGCGGAGCGACAAATGCCGCAGCCGCTTCAATTTGGATCTATAACTTAACCGGCGCAGTCAGTTTCGCCGGCGACGCCACGCTGAAGTGGGATCCCAATCCTGGGGTACATTGGACAGGATCAATTACCTTCCCCAAAGCAAAATTACGTCATAGCGGTCTCGAAGGCGGTCTGTCTTCACCGAGGCAGGCCTATTGGGGAGTCGACACAAATCAGAGTGGAACAACTGTCTTCGACCAAAGCATAAAGGATGTTATTAGAGCACTTCCAGGCGCGATGGCCACCAGTAATGCGACATATCTTGAAGATGCATTTGTTTTCACTCTTGAAGACTTAAGTGGTAGTTCCACTCATACTACCCACGGTGCGCATTATATCTCAGGCAGTCGCACAGCTGAAACATCTATTACTGCTAAAAACGATCTCAGCACTCTTCTTGAAACTAATCGCTTCAACAGGTTTACCACGTTGTTTGCTCATGGTTTCGATGGTTTAGATATTACAGAAAAGGAACCGTTCAGAAATTCTGGACTGGATAGCAAAACTGAATCTAACAGTTATGCATTTCACACAGTACATCGCGCTGTCGACACGCTCAGGGATCCTGAAGTTGTTGAATTCAATTTGGCGACAATGCCTGGTATCACAAACACTTCTCTTACAGAGCATTTGATGCTTACATGTGAGAACAGAGGCGATGCATTGGCAATTATTGATATAGAAAAGGATCACATTGCCGATTCAGAGGGTACCGCTGCAGAAAATACTCGACGCGGAAACGTCGACCAAGCCGTGACAGAGATGAAAAAAAGAAATTTGAACACCAGTTACGGTTGCGCTTACTATCCATGGGTACAGGTCAGAGATTCTCTTTCAAGTGCCATCTTGTGGATGCCGCCTTCTGTTGTCGCCCTGGGCGTTATGTCCTTCAGCGAGGCAGAGAGAGAATTATGGTTTGCTCCTGCTGGTTTCACAAGAGGCGGCTTATCTATGGGAGCTTCTGGCCTCAATGTTGTCGGAGTACGTCAACAACTTACTTCGCAAGATAGAGATAGGCTTTATTCTGCAAACGTCAATCCAATTGCTTCATTCCCAGCGGAAGGCATTGTGATATTTGGACAGAAGACACTTCAAGTCACTCCGTCAGCTTTGGATAGAATTAATGTTCGTAGATTGTTGATTCATACCAAGAAACAAGTTTCCAGAATTGCTGCGACAACACTGTTCGAGCAGAATGTTCGCTCAACTTGGAATAAGTTTAGCGCACAGGTTGAATCCTTCCTTAATGATATTAAAGCTGGATTTGGTCTTACTGATTACAAGGTAGTACTTGATGAAACTACAACGACGCCAGAAATGGTTGATAGAAATATTCTATACGCTAAGGTGTTCTTGAAGCCTGCAAGAGCTATTGAGTTCATTGCTCTTGATTTCATTATTACTGATACTGGAGCCTCATTTGACGATTAAAAAAATTATTTTTTAATCATTTCACTACTTATATTATAGAGGGAGAATAATAAGAAAATGGCAGAAAAATTTTGGGCAAATAGTGCTTTAGAACCAAAAAGAAAACATAGATGGCTCTTGTATTTAGGGGGTTTGGACATTCCCGTTTATGTTGTAAAGACAGTAGGCAAACCTTCGTTTTCAGTTAATGCAGCAGAGCATATGTTTTTTGGACATAAATTTTATTATCCCGGTATCGTTACTTGGGATCCTGTTGACGTAACTTTAGTTGACCCAATCGATCCTTATGTAGGAAAAGAATTGTATAAGGCTCTGACCAGGGGTGGATATAAAACTCCCGATAACACTACTGGTGGCGCCGCATTTACCTTGTCGAAAGCAAACGCTACCAATGTTTTGCAGGGCCAAGTTAGACTGGAACAATTAGGTCCAGAAAATGAAGAAATCGAAACCTTTAAACTTTGGAACCCGTGGGTACAATCTGTCAAGTACGGAGATTTAGACTATACTAGTGATGATATGGTAGAACTTACCTTAACATTACAGTATGACTATGCTACAATACACTAAAAGAAGAGGTATAAATGTCAGCTAGAAATAATGAAGCGCGCCTCGGGGTCTCTAACC